GCTACAGCACTTCCTGCTGCGACTACGTCGGCAGTGACTACTCTCTTGTTACCAAAAACAGACTCATGGATTATTGTTGTCGTAAATGTTGCCATTATCTAAATACTCCTTTCCTGACGCTTCCGCCATTACCAACCTCTCCAAGGTTTCCCTCGGATACTTGCGACAAGAAAAAACTAGAGGGTTAGGCAGGGCGAGAAGTCCATCAACTGCCCCACCTAACCCCTTTTACCGATTCGACTAAGCGTTCAGGTCCGTGATCTTTGCATGTGCATCGATACGAAGTGCTCGTAATTCACCAATGGTGTAGAACAAGCCCCTGAGTACAAACGCGTTGGCTTGGAAGAAGTCCCTGTTGTCGATGTACTGCGTAGGAGCAGCAACAGCGAGTTCCAGATACCTTGTATCCAAGACATAAACGTTAGAACCAAGCTCTGCGTCAGCGGCAGTAAACGAAGTCGATACGTCTGGATCTACGATTACTGGAATGCCCCTATATGTGGACACTTGGAACCCAGCATGTGAACCCGGAAGTGTGGACTCGTCTCCAACCTTTACAACGAACTCGCCCCAGTCCATGTAGCGCTGTTGCGCCTGTAGGAGTGAAGAAAGTCTGTCGAACTGATCGTATCCCATCAAGATGACATCAGGGTCAGCACCGTTTACACGGACTTCCCTAATTGCCTGATCTAGAAGAGAAAGAGTCAGGTTCCTGCCAGTACCACTGTTATGAAGAACAGTAGCAGCAGCATTGTAAGCACCTGCGACGCGAGTTGCTTGGTTATAAACATCTGCGCCGTTAGTTACAGTAACACCCGCCTTAACAACACCATCCTGATTGACGATGTCATCAATGGAAGTGAATCCTGCACGGCTCTTAACATAAACGATAGCGCCATCTGTCAAAGAACCGCCGCCAGTCCAAGTGGCGTCGTTCTGAGCATCAAGTCCGTCGAATGTTAGAGCAGTATCACCTGCAGTGGTTTCACCAAAGGTGTCACCAATTCTCAAAGTGCCAGCGGAATTTATCATTTCGCCAGTACCAGATGCTCCTGCAGTAGAAGCAATTGTCTCAGATCGGAGAAGTAGCTCGGAGTTAATCTCCTTGATGTGGTCCCTAGCAGCAGCTTCCTGCTCAACCGCTAGGTTGTCACCCATGCCACCTTCCAACCCTGACATGATTTGAGACTTGAGACTCACACCAAAGTCAGTTGCCATAATTCGTGGTGCAGAGTCTACGTTCTGATACGCCGACACATCAATTGTCGGTATAGAACCAGTCTCAGTTACTGGTCGTGAGCGATTCGATCCTCTGTCGGAACGAATACGCCAACCAGTTGTTGGACCCCACTGGACTTTCCGAAGAATGTTCCAGAATCGGGTCTGGTTGTTGAGAGCATCCCAGACCTTGCGTCCATATGTCGCCGTGAAAACATCGCTAACTTGCAGATAAGTCTGCTTAGCGAAATATCCGGGCGGCATCATGCTTGAGCGAAGATTCCTCTCTGCCCCTGCAATGTACTGTGCGATGCTAATGTCATTTTGCTGTGTCATTACTTAGCACCCCCTTGCCCATTTTTGGGATAGTAATACAGAGTCTGAGGAGTAAGCTCTCCAGATTGGTTTCTCATGCCATTGATCCGCTTAAAAGTCGAGCGGAAATCTTCTGGCGCATCGTTACCAAGAACCTGCTCAATGTCGCTAGAGAACTGGGCCTGTGTGTCAACCTCATCGGCTTTCGCAAAGGATTCGCCCTCAACGCCAATGCGCTGATCTGGAGCAACGTTGCTAGAAACTGATTCTGCTGGAATACCAAGAATGCCTTCGTTACCGGATCGGGTCTGATGTTCTGGGCGAGTTGGTGTCATGCCAAATCCCTGCAAACCCTTTCGTACGCCAGCATTAACCTGTTTGGTCATCCCTTTCTTTATGCCAGAAAGCTCTTTCCGAATCTCGGATAGTTCCTTCTTCTCTGTAGATCGAGCAACCATTAGGTCTTTGATATCTTTAAGGATGGCATTTACGTCATTGCCTTTCGACATCTGCATGTCATAACCACCTTTATCAATATCTTCTTCTTCCTCTTCGTCGTCTTCGAAGTCGAGATCTTCGTCCTCGTCTTCATTCTTCATCATGTCTTCATGATGCTTTTCGACATCGTCGTCTTCTCCGACGGCGATATCTTCTACTTCTTCCTCTTCTTCTTCGTCTTGCATTTCAAGACCCCGATTCTGAGGAACTCGCCCCGCCTCACCGGGATAGGAGAAACCAGCATTGTCGCCACGAGAGCCACTTTGCTGTACAGGCTGACCATCTACGACATGCTTGGCAAAATCTTCCAAGATCTGCGTCAGTTCGGACTTATGGATATAAGGGTCCTCACCTTGCGACGCGCCTTTGGTCGAATTGCTGCCAGATGAACCGTATTCGGCCCTTCCTTCGCTCTCCCCGCCAGTGATGGGATTGAGCTTGTCTACCCAGTCTGAAGGCAGATCTTTAGCGGAAGCGTCTTCGCCTCGGACATGCGGGGGATAATTTACCCCGTATTCCTTGACGATATACTCTCGCAAAGCCTTCAGGATAGGCAGAAGTTCTGGCTGTTTCGTTGCCATAAGCTTTTCCCTCCTTTTAGGAATTTAATATAACTTACAGAAAAATAGTTCAGATGTAAACAGTTCTCAGAATTTTTACAATTATTTGGTAAAAAGTCTAAATCCGAAGTTGTAGATTAGAGTCGTACTCCATGTGGTCGCCCACATAACAGTCAGGACATGTCTCTGGATCAGGCTTTTGAACAATATCAGTTATATACGATTTCTGATTCATTGGAGATACACAAAGAGTTACTTCATAAATATCTAATTCAGTTACTTCTGTCCAACATTTACCATGATCGCACTTGATTTCTTTCTTTTTTGCATTTCCTGCAATAGAGAAACCACGCATATTACCTTTCATAACTTCGGACATGGCTTTAACAGCTACTTCTAAATCTGTTCTAAACGCAGCTACTACAAATAATCCTTCAGGTCTTACTTCAGTAGTCCAGATCCTTCCGTCTTTATCTACGAACTTTTCCAGTATCTGACCAACCTGAATACCTGAATGGAAGATATTCATATTGGCATATTCAGGATTCGCCATAAATCGTTTAATGGCACGTTGCATACCACCTAACGAAATACGATGTCCTTCCTGATCTACTACATAGTAATTACCCCACCCAGCAACAACTAAAGATCTACCAAGATCCATTTTATTGATCGCATTCTCATTTAATACCTTAAAAGCATCCGACGTACCTAATGATTCAAGAGTGTCAGTACTTTTGATAAAAGGGGATTGCAAATCTTGCGCTGCCTGCGAAAGTATAGACATAGACAAGTTTGTATACTGCTCTGCCGCAGGATCAGTAGTCCTCATTGTGTAGTCATCCTCATCAAAGAATCTTTGTGAAACTCTTTGATGTTCAGGATTTCTTACATTCTTATCTTCTTCATTCTGAGGCTTATAAGTCTCATTACGATCAGCTATTACATAACTACTTTGACCATCACCAATAGGTCGTTGATGAGGTTCCATATATCTAGATTCGCCATAATCGACAGATTCTTTAGTTCTGGTAGTTTCTCCGTCTCCAGCCTGATGGCGCACCTCTGTCCGATTCTTTCTTGGTACACCAGCATTAGGATCGGTTGGATTCGCTAGTTGAGATATACCTGCCTCAGTTCCATAAACCTCTGCATCTTTTTCTAAATTCCTGTCTACAGAAATCAGCCCTTTATCTCCAAAATTATCATCTTCTTCTTTCTGAACTGCAGTTGATGTTATGGCAGATTTTTTCTTAGGCTTTAAAGACGCATCATATTGCTCAGGAGTTCCGCCTCCGCCATATGTAGCAGTATGGGTAGCATCAGAACCTGAGCTACCTCCAGACGTCATTGCAGTACCACCTCCACCCCCATCTCCGCCAAAGCCGCCACCACCGCCAGCACCAGCACCACCTCCACCACCTTCTTTATGTACCACCTCAAGCCGTGAATTGTAATCCGCTGTTCTTGGAAGTCCTTCATCTGACGGAAGGGGCGTGTCATCTGATGTAACCATCGCAACGCTACCATCACCTCCACCTTCAACACCTTCCGAACCAGCGCCCTGTACCGCATGAGGTTGTGCGCCAGTACGTTTCTTTTCTTTCTCAGGAAGATCTATAACCGCACCAGAGCTAAATGCTTGAGAACCTTCTGTCTCAGCAGTAGCTAAAGCATTACGACCATCTTGATCAGGATCTATAGGCTCTTCCCATTCTTCTTTACCACCCGTCATCATCTCATAAGCTTTTATAACAACCTGTTCTATCTCTTTGTCGTTCTGATAAAACTCTTCTGCCTTGGCTAATATCTTTTGAAGCTGTTCTCCTTCATCTATTTTCTGACGAATGAGTTTAATATCATTCAACTGTCCTTGCTTAGCTCTGGACTCTTCTTGGAGCGTAGGAGATTTAACAGGACCTCTACTCTTTAGATCATCTCTATAAGTCTGTTCAGCAGACGGTTCTAAATGCATCTCAAACTGAGCGGCTGTTCCGTCATCCTCATCTTGAATAGAAGCTGCTTGGGAAGCAGCACCTCCAAGAACATTACCAACGCCTGAAGCAATGCCTCCAACAGCACTTCCAACAGCCCCAATAGCAGCAGGTACAGCCCCAAGAGCAGCAGTAGCAACAGGACCTAGCTTCTCTATAGCATCATCTACAGTACTGGATTCTTTTACAGGATTAGATACCTTCTTTTCCTCTGACTTGGCAGCAGTCTTACGATCATGCTGCATCTCACCCTGATTAACAGTTTCAGCGGCAGGAGTTATAGCAATAGTGTTATCAAACTTATGTATATAAGGATCGTCTCCCGGCTCCCGTTCCTTAATCGCATCATCTTCAGTCTCATCAGGAAGTAACATGTGGGGATGTTCTACAATCCATTCTTCCCATGTAATACCCGCATCTTTTAACTGCTGTAATTGAGATTGACTAACTTTGTGTCCGGGTCTTGTAGAACGAATACCTTTTGGACTCTGAATTGTGCCAGCCCTACGAATCTCATTAATCTCGGCAACAGACTGATAAGGATCGGCTATATCCGTAGGTCCGGGTAATGCCGTAGCCGCTCCCATATCCTTTACTGTATAACCATCATCCTCAAGGGATTTTAAAAAGTCTTCAGACTCAATCTCGTCCATTCGTTTTTGAAGAAGATTATAAATATTTTGATCTTTATAAAACTCAAAATCTTCCAAACTTCTAGAAAGAAGACTATGTCCTAACTGCTTTAATGCTCCACGTACATGATCATTTCTAGATTGAAGAACTTCTCGTAACGTGGCAAAACTAGGATCTACACCCTTTCTATGGTCATCATAAGCATCCACAATACTTTTATAAAAAGTATGAGCAGCCTTAGCTGGATCGTCGCCACTGTATAAATTCACACCATTGCGACGAACAAAAAAAGCTCCGTCAACAGATACGAACTCAATCGTCAGATCTTTGTCCCGATACATGCTTATAACATTCTCGGAACTGTCTGACGCATTCTTGATGAGCATGTCTACTTCATCTAGTAGCTCTGTAGGTTCTACTTCTTGCATACTACGCACCGCAGTTTAATGATTATGATTTGATCAAGTTACGCCAGTCTTACCATCTGCAGAAAGACCAAGACCGTCTATCGCATCAGCGGAAACATTAGCTGGTTCGGCGCTGTCTCCAGCAGGACCAGCACCACTTGTATCAGGTTGTCGTTTGTATTCCGTCTCCTCATCAGTAGTGAATTCTTCTCTCATAATCACATTGGGACGCTTTGCTGCACGAGCCATCGGACCAGTCTCAGAAGGAGCTTCTAAATCCTTTCTGTCTTCAATACTTTCCTCTAATGTGGATAAAAGCAAAGCCGCAGCACTGCCGCCAGCAAGAGCATCTTCTCTTGAAACCCCCGCTCCACCGGGAGTTAAAGCAGCATCCCTAGCAGCAGATTCAGCTTTTAGCCGTTGTTGCTCTGCGTTGAACTGATCATCCGCATCTTTCTTGGCTTTCTTTTGAGCAGCAGTGCTCTCTGGGGATTGTTGCGTTGCAGCGGAAACTGGTGCTGGTGGAGTACCATCATTTTCTGTATAGATAAGATCGTCTACTTTTTCAACCTCATGATGAGATTTTTCCAAATTTTCGAGATCCATACCTTTATCGACCAACGGAAGTACGTTAGCAACATGCATCGCGGTAAACGTAAACTCATTAGTGAAGTCCTGACATAGCTGCTCAGAAAGTTGTCCAACCATATAATGAGTAGAAGCAATAGAACTAACCATCTCCTCTACCTCGTTAGTATTAATATTCCCTTTATCTAGGAATTTCTTTTCCATTCCCAGAAAGCGATCTGTTTCTTTTGCCGCCTTCACTATTAAGCCTTCGGCATCGGAACAACTAGATTCCAGAACAACTTCAAACGCATTTACAGCGCCGGGACATATATCAAAATTCTTGGTGTCATAAGTATGAACTTTAATATTCTCTCCACTGGAAGAAATCTCTTCCTTCTCAATGAAGTCCATAATTTTAAAATCGGTAGGACTGTAATAAAGAAAAGCCGCAAAAGCTCCGGGTTCTGTTACACCCTCAATAGTTTTTGCGAAGTCCGTACAAGAATCCCACCAATCAGCCGAAGGCCGCTCCGGATCAACCAACAATCGACGCAATAACGTACCTCTTGTAATCTGATCAATAGGTAAGTCTTCTGCAATATTAAAGGATTTACGTATATGAGAATCGCTGACAATCTCATCTGACAATAAGCCTGCTGCCCTATCAACTACTGCCCATGCATGAAGTCTGGCGGCTTCAGTGTCAGCCTTTTTAAAATCATCCGCTTTCGGATCTTTCAATGCTTTCCTTCTTAGGAAAGGCATAGCTACAGTCTCACCCTTCTCTCTTCTACCCAATTCAGGAGGAAGATTCGTTTTTGACTTGGTTTTTTCTGCATCAGCCGAAGCCTGTATGGGAAGTTGAGATTGAGAAGAAGCAGTTTGACCCACAGGTTGTGTTACGTCAGGAGAAGGAGGTATCAATCCCCCATTTGCCGCATCAGCAACTGTGCTCTGTGCAATAGTAGTAGCTTCTTCATTAGAGGGAATTGAGGTATCAATTTTTTGTATATCTTGTTCGTCTTCTAAACTTTCGATAGCGTCCGTTAACCACGACATCACCATGTGAGCATCAGTCTCGGACATGTTATCTACTTTATGTTTTTGAAGAGTCATACTCCACCTCAGTGGGTCTAATCAATATAAGTGCAGGTTCAATCAAATTTGATAAATAAAAAATCCTACCAGCATTTGGTTCCCGTCCAGATATAATATGGTAGAGGGCAAGCATGTCATCATCTGCTAACTCTACCGCCCCATCAATAACAGACATCCACTTGTTTGGAAAACTCTCCACAAGCTCCTGTCTGTTGTTAAATACGTAATCTATGTTCTCTTGACGAGCTTTCCTAATATCGTCTATCTCCCGTATCCTTTTCGCCTTTCCAATAGCCTTTTCTAAAACCATTCCTAACCTCTACCTTTTATATATCTATCTATAGATTTCAAAACACGCAGAACATCCGGTAATGACTCAAGCGGCAACACACCCGAAGAAGCTGCTTCTTTACTGGCAAAATCTGCAAGTTCCTCTTCTGTCATGCTTTCATACATAGACTGAGAAGCGCCGCCAAGATTCTTAGAAGAACCTTTTCTTTTTGCAGAAAGAGCCGCACCAGCGGCTTTCCGCTGTTGCTCTGACTGAGCAGGCATTACTTATTTTTACCTAAAAACTCGCCGATAGCCTTAGCTATTTGCATCTCCATAGTTACAACAGGATCAGCAACATCTAGTACCTGATCACGTAACGCTGGTTCTGGATTCAAAGAACCTACTTCATAAAGATCAGTAACGCGAAGCTGTACCCCATCTCTGTAATCGCCGATATTAATTTTATGATCAGGAACTTCCGGAAAGTCCGGTCTATTAAATCCCGGCACTGCATTACCTCCTAACTTAATTATCTTATATTACATTATTAATTCGGAAAGTTGTAATTCTCTTGTTTGCGTGCCAGTCCCATATTCACTAAATCACTTTTTAACCCATCAGTAGCGTTATATATAGTTCTTCTCATTAACTGTCTGAGTGGTGCTCTTTGTTTATCGTCGGGAACCAGTCCTTCTAATATCACCATACATTCTCGGACCATATTAGAGACTCGTCTATCGTAGACGTCCTCCCAATCTTGAGATTTTTCCATATGACCGTACCTTTTTTAGGAGTAAAATTACCCATCCTTACCTTAGTTTAAGAGTATACCTGAAATGTGTTTGATGTAAAACAGATTCCTGATTAGTAATTACTATGAAGATTTACACTCGTCAGAGCAATAAATATAGGGCCATCGTTCTTCCGAACAATCGGTACAAATAGGAGAACCGCAAGTATCACACGATTCAACATCATCACCCAAAAGACCGCAAACAGAACAGCCGTTATCACTACTTATCAACTGAACCATTAACTAATCCTATGAATAACCTGACTAACAGTATCAACTATCTTAAGACTATAAGGTAAGGCAGAACCTATTTCTTTCATCAAAAGAAATCTCATATGCAGACACCTTCTTGGAGTCGAACAGTTCACATGATCGATTACTAATTTCTCGGTAGGTCGTAAGTTTAAAAGTAAGCGATACGCAAATTCTAGGGTATTAGTGGTAGCAGAATAGTGAATTTCTTCCAATTCTGGATGAAATGGCTGATTTCGATACCATAATCTATTCCCACAACTCTTACATCTAAGCCAACTAGGTCGTATCTTCTTGTCACAATCTAAACAACTATGGTCAGGAAGCCTCAAAGTTATCCATAAATCACCCGATTTGTGGTGAAAAGCATACAATTTTGCCCCTTTCCACGGCTCAAACTTGCGTTTTATGCGCTCATATAAGAAACACGACCTAATAGGATTCTTAATTCCTCTATATCTATGCCAGTAATAATTATCATGAACTACGACATTTAGACCTTCTCTTATATTGCGGCTAAAAAATTTCCACTGAGATTCAGTCTGTACTTCTGCATAGTGGACATCAGGATTATCAGTCACATCACCCATACGTATGGAAGGCATGGCTTTAATCCAACGATTTGATAATACTGTCTAAAAAGCGCCTTGCCTTTATCTTAAACTGCCTTCCTAAACCGGGGATCGGTTCTGGAGAATTAATGGCATCTATCAAAAGAGAATAACTAATGTCAGACTGACAATAATATCTTTTTAAAGCATTTATCCATCTTGTTGCACTATTAGTATGATCAATCTGTTCAAATATATATCCACGAAACTGAGTTTCTAGCTTACTAGAAACATGACTTACTCTAGGAGTATCAGTTCTTCTGGTATGTAATGCACACAGCCAACGTACTTCCAAAGGTTTATTGTAATCCGTGTGTGAGGCACGAACATTAGTATCGCGGCATCCTCGTTCCTCGCATTGTTCGGCAGGAACTAAATTCCCGCTTCGTACGGATTTATAAACCTGATAATAAGCGCGTACACGCTCAGGATATTTTCTAGATGAGCGTCGATTAGCCTTAAGATGGCTTTCTTTACCCTTGCGAGTTTGGTTATATCTTCGCTGCCACTCAGCCTTGCAAATTAAACAACGTGTCTCATAACCGGAAAAATGTCTGTTACTTTTAGCAAATTGTTCTAGTGGCTTATACTGCGAACAAGAGCGGCACAGATAGTTAAATCCTTCTTTTCGTTCCTGCCGCTTAACGCTGTGCTCTTTACAATGTTTAGCGTTTCGACTTATCGGTATCTCACAAACCGGACACCTATGTCGAAGTGCTTTAACCTGTCTTTTATGTCTAGTTTCTCCAATTGAATCTAAAATCTGGCAGACTCTCTGTCTACTTGTGCCAACTGTTCTTCCTATCTCAGAAGCATTGAGTACGGGATCACTTGAATGAATAACCAGATACTCTTGGACACGATTTTTGGTAGTAACGCTCGTCATCCGAAACATACCTTCTTTATCGCTAATCTACTATCTCTTCTTATATGTTAGGCGCTACTAAATACGTAAGTCAAGGGATATTGACATTGCAAGTAACGGGGGTGTAAAATTTCCAAGAAAGAAAGAAAAAGGTAAGTACTAATATATATATATATAAAAGAAGTTCACGGTGAGTATGCCGCAAAGAGAGTATAAGAATATACTCACATACTTATTATAAGAATATTATATACATGCGACATACTTGCGATCAGGGCTGAACCACAATGTCATTCAATACCGATACCACCAATATATTCGTTAATGAAAACCCCAACGATCCTACGACTAGTGACTGCTGTCCTATCTGTGGATCTTTAGGGGTGGCTCACTTCGAAGACAAAGATGACGATGAGAAGTTCCATAGATGCCTAAGGTGTCTTAGCGAATTTCATGGATGTCATTTCAGTCCTAGTGAAAGAACAGTCGAAAGACTAAATACCGCATCCAAAGTAGTATCAGGCTAATTTTCTAAAAACTATAAAATACTTGACAAACGTGCATAGTGGGCTGCTATCATACAAGTATCAAATATTTTACCGGAGTAAGAAATGAGTTTTAAAGAAGATTTTTCCGCATATTACAGGGCTGGATACCCACTACTTTATGTAACGGCTGCTGAGCCAGAAAGAGCAATAAATGCTATTGAGAACCTTTCAGCCGATATAGGAGGCGGTGTTCCAGTATCCACATGGAGATACACAGACGGATGGGACCACACAAACCCCGCATCACGACAGCAGCAAACAGGTGAGCCAAACGATCCTATTCTAGCTTTAGAGCAGATAGGGCAAAAACCCGCTGGTTCGATCTCTGTCCTAGAAAACTATCATCTTTGTTATGGAAAAGAGGCGATGATTGATTTCATACAGCCGCTAATAGATGGATACTACAATTGGAGACAGGCAGGAAAACAACATACCGCAGTAATTGTTGCCTCTGTATTACAAATTCCTGAAGAGTTAAAAAGATTTATCCAAATCATTCCATACACTCTTCCTAACAAGGAAACCATCACCGAAATCATTGATTCTCAGATCAGAGCATATGATTTTCTAAAGACAACCAAAACCATTAAAGAGGCTGTTATAGCTAATGCTAGTGGTATGACTGAGGACGAAGTAGAAAACGCCGTTGCTCTGTCTATGGTTAAGACCCGCAAAATCAAAAAAGACGGCACTGTAACAGCTTGCTTAGATCCAGACATATTTATGTCTGAGAAAGCTAAGACGCTAGAAAAAGGCGGTCTTATTACATATGAACCCTTTACAGATGATATGAATTCTGTAGGCGGATTGGACAACCTTAAGCGATGGCTTGAGGAAGAAAAGAGGTCTGTAATGGACCCCAAAGCTAGGGAATTTGGTATAGATGCACCCAAAGGTGTATTCCTGCTAGGACTTCCCGGCACAGGTAAATCACTATCCGCAAAGTGCGTAGCACGCGAATGGGGTCTTCCTCTTATGCACTTTGACCTCTCCAAGATATTCGGCTCATTAGTCGGACAATCTGAAGAGAACATGCGTACCGCATTAGACCAGATCGAGGCTCTGTCTCCTGCTGTTGTGTGGGTGGATGAGATCGAAAAGGGTATGGCAGGTGTTGAGTCATCTGGCAACTTTGATAGCGGAGTAACCAAGCGCGTCTTTGGTCAATTACTTACATGGATGGAAGAGCGACCTTCTGACAAGGTTATCTACTTAGTAGTAACAGCTAACAGCGTTTCAGGATTACCCCCTGCTTTGTTAAGTCGATTCGACTCACTGTTCTGGGTAGATCTACCTAATGCAACAGACCGAGAGCGCATTCTAGAAATTCATCTAGAGAAGAGAAGTCAGCTAACTGACTTGGTAAAACTAGGCATGAAAGATATGTCTAATGCTACCAACGGATTCTCTGGAAGAGAGATAGAAAAAGTTGTATTGAAAGGTATGAAGAAAGCTTTCGCCAGAGACGAAGAACTTAATGCAACTCATGTTATTGAGTCGGCTGAGGGACTTGTTCCAGTATCAGTACTCAATGCAGAAGAACTTGAGAATGATCGCAGATGGGCTGTGGATAGGTGTGAGTTCGCACAAGACGGAGAGATGGTAAAGGTCACACCTAAACCCAGAAAAAATCCCTCCGAAACAATTAGAGGCGTAAATTTGAATTAACTTGACAAACTGTACCCATAGTTTGATATCATACAAGTATAAATAAAGACAGGAGATCGAAATGACAACAGATACATGGACGGCTGAGACACCACTTAGCATTAATGACACCGGATCGGCATACAGAAACCTTCAGCAGAAGGGAATCCTTGTACAAATACAGGGTGGAGTATGGTCGATGGAGACTAAACTTGAAGCGAATGATGTAGGACTACAAAAGGTTCCATCTTTTATAACTCTTGGCAAGAAGAGACTTCTTCCAGTTAAAGAAAAGAACAGGTTCCTTAACTATGTCAGCCGTGCGAGAAACATAGCTGAAAGATTGGGATTCCCCTTCTTTATAACTGGAGCGTATTTCATACCATTCAATAATTATGATCAGCTAAAAGATCTTTTAAAAATAGAAGAAGGCGCTTTCTATGCTGAAGTAGATAGCTTTATTGCTCGATACGAAGAAAGACGTACAGACTTCTTAACTAACAACGAAGAGTACAGAGACATACTGGAAAACCACTACCCCACAGCAGATTTTGTGAAAAGTAAGTTTAGTTTCAGGTCTGTCTACTTCATGGCATCACTAAGCAGTTCTGTGGTCGGTGACGAGTCCGGTGAACAGCTTTACCTAGAGTGGGCTGTAGAATCCATTAACTCTCTCAGAGAAGAGGCTACTACAGCAGCATCAGCCATACAAAAAGCTATTAGTGACGGAACCTTAGACGGCAGAACAATGCGTAGGGTACAGACTCTAATTGATCGTCTGACTGCTATGGATCTTTCTAATGACCCGCAACTAAGGCAAGCCGCTTTTACGCTTGCAGCAAATCCGACTAATGAGAACGCAGAGGCGCTGAAAAAGTCTGCCTCTACCGTAACTCTCGACCAAGTCAGAGCGGTGGTGTTGGACTAATGGTAGTACTGGCAGAAATAAGCAGCACTGACCCAAAAAGGCAGAATAAAGGTACAACATACGAACTACGTGTCGGACAAGACTATCGAGTCTATTGCACCTGTACCGCTTGGAAGATGGGTAAACAAAAATTTATATATCGAAACGAAATGATTAAAAACTGCAAACACTTGATCCACTTCATGGAAAACGGCGCTGATTACATAGGTAACGTTGTTAACCAGAAGGCATTGGCAAATAAAGGATCAAGAAACTTTGAAGTACGAGCAGTAGTTCTAAACTAAAGGAGAAAAATATGCCCTGCTACATAACATACAAAACATTTGGATACGTCGATGAAAAAGATGTCGCAAAAATTGAGGCGATAGCTAAAGAAAAAGGCTACTCCTCTTATCGACAGTACAACGGTATTGAGTTCCGAAACGGCAACAAGCAATTCGGATTACTGAAGATGGATGATGGACGATACCAGTACAGAAGTAATGATCAAACCACTGTTGATGAAATTAAATCGAACTTTAATAAGGAAAGGTTTACCACGAACTGGAGAACTAAAAATCGTGGATGGACGGTACGAAACGTACAGATAGGGAGAAATAATTAATATGGAAAAGATACTACTCAAAAAAGGAAACCAAGAAATTGAGGTTGTGTTTGATGGTGATGACATCAAGATCGAACTTAAAAAAGGATTCCCACCCGGAATGAGTTCTGAAAGAGTTGTCGATACGGTAATGCGTGAGTTCGCCATTAAGGAAAAGGTAGGACACAAGCCCCACATACACACACCGGAAGGACAGGTTATCTATACAGGCTAGGACTATGAAAAACAAACATTTAAATAAATGGGTACTTATATTCTTTGATATGGCGGGTAAGGATTTTACTAAGCGAGTGAGACTTCTTAGACAATTCAAATCGTTAGGTGCGGCAATGCACTCCCAAAGTGTTTACTGCATCCCATACACCCCAAAAGTATATAAGAAATTAAAAACCCTTAGACAAGATCTGATGGTAGTCAAAGGAGAAGTTTCTGTATCCCGCATAGGCGTATTAGTCGATGCATACGATTCCTTCATCAGGCGACTGTTTGAAGAAACAGAAACTAAAATTGAAGAACTAGAAGATGCAAATGCTCTAGCGTCAGAATCTGCCTCCCGCAAACGTGGGTATTCAAAAAGACTGTCATCTCTTAGTGATCGACTGGCACACCTAGATTATGTCTCTTCACTAAGACAAGACGACGATATTCAAGATGCTGTAGATGCGTTTCGCGTACAAGTACAGCAAATCGAAAATCGAGAAACCGGAAAAGGTTATTAATAGTTTGACATACCTCATATGGGTATAGTTATACTGACACTAACAATATATTAAGCTGTGATTCTTAGATTATAAAGGAGTTAAATTATGGTCACTACGGAGATAACGGAGATGGAAGAATACGAAAATCCTATAGAGGCGTATGGTCTAGAAGACCTAACACTACCGCCCATCAATAGAACTGCAGCAAAAGCGGCTGCAGAGATGACAGGTAAAGATGAGATACGTTTTCTGGTAAACGCTTTCTACCAGATGCAGGGTGATCGAATACGAACCAATAACCAAATTCGATCATTAAAAGAAAGATCAAAGGACAGTTACGTCATAGAGTGGTTCTCTGCCTATCGACAACAGGCAGAAGACACATTAGCAAAAGTTTTGACTTACTATGTTGAAGGTCAGGAACTCGGCAGATGGCTCAACAGCATTCTAGGAATCGGACCACTGATCTCTGCGGGATTAATGGCATACATAGATATGGACAAGGCTCAGTATGTCGGAAACATATGGCGCTATGCAGGACTAGACCCAACCCATGAATGGCTTGGCAAAGAAAAGTCTACAAAGCTAGTCAAAGAAATGGTTTCCGGATCAAAACCGACTCTTGAAGAAGTTACCAATATAGCTGTAAGTCTGAATAGAAAGGCTGACAGTCTATGGAGAGGCGCACAAGATAGGAAAAAGGGCGTAGAAACTGGTAAAGGCGTTACTACAGATTCCTTAATCAAGGCTTTAGCCAAGCGACCATATAACGCTGATCTAAAGACGCTGTGTTACAAAATCAGTGATCAACTCTGTATTCGTCAGATAAACAACCCGAAAAACTTTTATGCACCGCTATTCCTTGAATATAAGGCTAAGCAGCAGAAACAGAACGACGAAGGTAAGTTTGCAGACATAGCAGAAAAAAAGATAGGTACTGTAGGAAAATCTACAAAAGCAGGTCAGGCGTATGCACAAGGACGTCTTTCTGATGGAGAAATCCAGATGAGATCGCGTCGGTGGTTAGTCAAACTGTTCCTTTCCCACTATCACCACGTTGCATACACATTAAAGTTCGGAGAAAACCCTCCCAAGCCTTACGCGTTCGCGCATCTAGGTCACGGAAATGTTGTATCTCCGCCTAATTGGGATGAGGAGACAGGAATAATCGTTCCGTAAGAGGAGCATATTGTGACAAAGCTAGCGCCTGAAGAACGAAGGATCTGGTTGTTGTTGAAGAAAGCGGGACTTCTCACTAACGAGGAGTCTCGTGTCTTAAGAAAGGACGAAGAAGAAGATGAGTACGCTTGTCTTCGTTGTGGATTTAATAAATTTAATCATTTGATAGAAAAATTCTGTCCTAATTGTAAAGGACATTTAAAGGAGTAATAAAATGGGAAATGGTAGAGGCGGTTTAATCGCACTTGGGATACTACTACTGATTTGTGTAGTGTTTCCGATATCCGCAATTATTATTATTCCCTTTATAATAATCTCATTATTAATTGGATTTGCGATTAAGCCATTCCAACCAAAAGATCATGGACCGGATATACATTACGCAGCAGATACCATTGCTGATGCAATAGATAATAGTGACTGGCAACCACTGCAACGAACACTGACTCCACAGGAAGTAGCGGCTAGAAGACCCATTCCTGCACCTAGAGTAGTGGAAGAAAAGCCAGAAAAGGCTGTTGTACTGAAACCTAAAAAAGCGGGTGAGTACTTCAATAAATCAAAACGATCTGTCATGATGGATGATTAGAAGGAAAAACAGATGGCAATACAAAAAGCACATACTGACGACTATGGAGCAACACACAGTTCGGCATATCACCGCGTACTGTCTGTGACGTTCCAACAACAGGAAGGAGACACTGTCGAAAACGCAGTCATCCGCATCGGTATATATTCTTCAGCCTCAGCACGCAGTAAAGGCACTGCTGCAGACGAAAAACTGACTCTTAAAGTAAATTCGTATTCACTGTCAGGTAGTGCCTATACAACATATTTTGGGACTGACTTGTTAAGTGGAGACACTACTACAGCTACTGTTATTCCAGAGACAACGGTACTTGATCAAGCGTATGTTTATCTAAAAACGCAGACAAGCCCAATCAACTACACAACAGGAACAACAGATGTATAAGGAGTTTTTTCATGGCAATGGGACCAAGCTACGAATTTCCAGTGGTTATTACAAATGTAGTTGATGGAGACACCGTTGATGCTCTAATCGATATCGGTTTTAAGATCAAATACGATGAGCGTATCAGACTTCTTGGATTAGATACCCCAGAGTCTCGAACAGCCAATAAAAAAGAAAAAGTTTTAGGAAAAGCTGCTAAAGCTAGAATTAAAGAACTGATAGCTTCAGCTAATGTTCTTCCTAAAAAACGTGGAAAGAAAGACGTTATCCTCAAAACTGCTAAAGACGGAAAAGGAAAGTTTGGAAGAATTCTGGGAGAAATTTGGATTAATGCTAATACTGGTGACGGCATTAATATTAATCAAGCTCTCATAGATGAAGGACATGCCCGATGGTATATGGGCGGTTCTAAAGATGAGATGGGTGAATGGGCCGTTGAAGAGGGATGTTCCCATAATTGCGGCGGTAGAAAAATGACAAGAGGTAGGAAATGCGATGGTGTCTGGACTAAATGGACACACGAAGGATACGTAACCCACGACGTAGATGTGGGAATTTAAAAGGTAAGGAAGGTATATTAATTGAACCCGAACAGACATAACGGAGTAAGATCAAGAGACAGGCTGGTAGGAGCATTAGCAGGAATATTAGAAAGACCTGCACCAGATTTCGATCCCGATGAAATATCGTGGGTCACCCCAAATATCGGTATAACCGATTTCGAAGGCACAGTAGAGGCGCAGTTAACGGGATGTTTTGTAATTAACGTTGCCGATGAACTGACTGGCAATCCGTACGACGACATGGATATTCCATTCGATGGACGCACCACAGAACTTCGCAATCAGATGAATAAATTTGCCGATGTTGTCCAAGACAAAATAACTGAGGACCCTGAATGCCGTGTGGTGGTTCACTGCGCGATGGGCATGGAACGTGCTCCGCTAGCAGTGGTTGGTTATCTAATCAAATATCAGAAAATGACAATCGATGAGGCATACGACCTCATAGTCTCAAAAAGACCCATAGTCTGTGATCGTAGACATTGGATGGAAAATGGGATGTGGTCTTGGTGATGACACAACAGAATATTTTTAAAGATTGGGAAATCAAGAAAGAAGCTGCTATTGAACATGCTACCTATAACGCTAATTTTGATTGGATGGATGCCGCTAAACATGCAGGAGAGTGTGTTGCAAAAGAATTGCCATACTTTACTGTCGATGACATCTGGAAAAAGTTACAGGAACAAGAACCTCGCCTAGACACGCACGAATATTCGGCAATAGGTGGAGTACTTAAGTATCTACAAAAAATAAAATTAGCAGTCTCGACTGGAATACAAACCAGATCAGCTAAAGCACATCATGCAGGTGTAACAATCTGGAAATCTACTGTAGTTGAAACCGATGATCCGATAGAAAAGCTTTATAAAATAACTAAAAAGAATAAAACGATTAAAGATCCTTCACTAAATATTAAAGATCTTGTAGAAGAGGCTCATTCCACTGCTAAAGGAAAAGGTTGGTGGGATAAAGAGGTAAATGTTGGGGAAAAACTGGCATTAATACACTCAGAAGTTAGTGAAGCGCTAGAAGAATACCGAGTTAACGACGTAAAAACGGTATATATCAGAGATAAAGACCAAAAACCGGAAGGTTTTGTGTACGAATTAGCAGATATCGTTATTAGAATAGCCGATTTATGCGGAAAATTAGATTTAAATCTAGAAGATGCGTTGAAAACAAAAATGGCATTTAATAAAGATCGCCCTTACAGGCATGGAAATAAAAAAATATGAGTAAATTAGAACAGATAGATGAATTCGCAGAGGAAATGGATATTCCTTTATTATTAGTAGGAGATAGCGAGGATAGAAAGAATTTCGAACCTGCTATTATCGGTATAGCGCACCGTTTCGGTATGGAACCTTCTGTAGCATATGACTATGACATGGTAATAGAAATATTCGCCAAAGATTTTGCTAAAGATATTATCGATAATCCAGAAAGCCCCTTTGACGAAGATGATGATCCATACATGATGGCTGTAGAACATTTTGATTACAACGTCATAGGCGCATGGATGGGAGAACACACTCCGCTATTTATCAAAACACTTAACACTGAGAATCAGGGAGATTTGTAAATGCCCTCATTATCGTTTCTTTCGGCACTGAGAGATCACGACGAAGACGTTATAGAAAAAACACAAAACGAAGATAGAGAATGTGTGGAGTGCAAGAAAATATTTAACCTAACATCTGGAGAAATAGATTTCTTTGTTCAACACGAATTAGAAACACCAAAACGATGCAAACCTTGCAGACAGGTACGTAAGGAAGGATTCTCTGTAAAACAAGAAGCTGAGCAACCTACTACAAATCAGATAATCTGCAATAACTGCAATCGAGTTTCGACAGTTCCATTCACGCCAATAGCCAACCGTCCAGTATATTGTCCGGTCTGTTGGAATGGTGTGAAAAATACTCCCCACAAATAAATTATGAAAGGATTCGAATGGCTGCCACACAAAAATATTCACAATCAACAATGCAGAAAGCTATTGGAAAATTTATATCAGGAAAAACACCCACAGAAATATCTAATGAGCTAAATGTGCCTCGTCGAACTATTCGTAACTGGATAGTAAAACACAAAGAAGGGGGGTTAGATCATATCCATCATTGGATATTAGATTCACCTAACGGTCCATTATCCAGAGGTGTATGTTTTTGTGGAAAAGAGAATTATTTTCCCAATTCATCTGATGTTAATGGTCACTGGACGAAACAGAATGGCAAACGTCCTGACCCAAATATAAAAATGGCTCTGAGGACTAAGAAAGCCAAGAAAAAGTAACCCGCTATTCGTTGACAAACGTACTTAGCGAGATCTATCATGTTATTAATTTAATGGGGCTGTATTCATCTACTACCGGAGTTTTAGATGGCGGGATGCGCGACTAAACAAATTTTTCCTAATAGCCAGATGGCTAATAAAGCTGCGTATTTCCATAACAGGGATCTATTTCGTGATGATGATGAGGTAGAGGCATACCCCTGCGCCCGACATAAAGGTTGGCACATAGGACACCCAAAAAGGTATGACAATCCTGTCGCCCGTGTCCATAAAATTTTAGAGGAGAAATCAAATGGCGGAGAGAGTTTTTAATAATAGTGATCGAGAGCGAATGAAGCGACGAGCCGCTGATAAAGAACAAAGAAGGCGGCAAAGCTTGAACGAGTTACAGGGTAGATCACCTTACAGACGCGAAACAGAAGACAAGATAGAGGCGGAACGGATCGATGAGATCAACGCCAAACAACCTGTCACTACCAAACCTGTAGAACCAGAACCAATCAATAAAACTTGGTTCGAAAAAAATGTAATTCCCGGCCCAACATTCAATAGGAACTTTGGCGATAGTATTCGTCGTGATGGTGAAGAAATAGGAGATTCTATAGAGCGGAATGGTTTAGTTACTTATAAAAAGGTACTGGAAATCGTAAACTCATTCAAGAATTACCATAGGCGCACAGTAATAAAGTCTCCTGCAAGTACAAGTCATTATGACGAACAATATAGATACTGCATCGCACACGCAATTCAAGGTGAAAGATATCTAAATCATGGAATGACTCATGTTGCAGCAACTCGTGTTATAGCAAAACGATTTAAAATCCGTCTTAGGGAAGCTACAACTCGTGACTGGGTTTTCCGTTTCTATTTAGGAGATCCTATTAGTCAGGGAATCTCTAGAACTTTCAATATCATTTATATAGATGATAATGGAATCTCTTCGTCCGATCTTCTAACTAAACGCGGATTAGCTTCCGCTTACATATTTTATAGGGCGCTGAGGTTCTCAGCAGACAATGCCGCCGAAATTGTAAATGCTCTATATGGATCACAAAAAACCGCTAGCTATATGTCAAAAATTGATCCTGAGACTGGCGGTAAAAAGACATATAAATCACAAACGGTAAAGGAGAAGCCCGTGACAACAACTGAAGCCGCACCTGAAGTAAAAGAATTTGAAGATGGATTTTCACAGCCTACTGATAATGATAATGCTCACTTAGTTAGAAAGATCGCATACGAGATGATAGCCATCATTGCTGATAAGTCTTTTGATGCTGCAGAGATCATATACCCTGACCTGCTACGCAGAGCCACAGAACAAGCGACTGCAGAAGCATCATCCGAATTAGAGGCACAAATTGCTTCATTAAAGTTAGATTTAATTTCTCTTACTGAGACGAATGAACAGCTTAGAAAAGAAAGACTTGGATTTAAAAAAGAAAGAGATGCAACTATGGCTGAACTAAAAGCAGCTAAACAGGAAGTATCCGAACTTAAAACAAAGTTAGACAGCCTATCAGCGCGTAAAAAACAGGCGTCTGAAGAAGAGAAGAACTTCATGGGCAACTTGATGGACTTGATGAAAGGACACCGCGATGAGTAAAGAACTGGATAACGTTATCAGCAACTGGAATCAAAAAATTGCTGATGACAACATTGAGGCAAAGGCTGAGTTCCAACAAAGTGTATTCGATGAGTTGCAGTTTCTTGCCAAACAGCTAGATGACAACCCTGAAAAGTTTGAATCATTTTCTGCAGAAAAAGATGGGCATCTAGACGCCTGTATTGAATACAGCAAGACCAATAAAAAGTGTATCTGTCACCTAATCTTGAAAATGGTTAAGGAGTCAATACGAATCAGAGAACAATTTAGAAGCCAATTCCGTGAAGAAGAAAATAACAACGAATAAATGCGCCAAGTGCGGACATAGTGATAGATCACACACCCATAACGCGGGAGTGGACTACTGCGATACCTGCATTGGCAAACTCAACCAAAACAAATGGATAGAGTCAGAGCGTAAAGATTGGGATAGGGCTTATCACAAGTTTAGTAAATAATGAAAATTGAATTTATAGCTCACCATAAAAACGAAGAACGTAGATTCATAAAGAATCTTCCTGCTGTACCTAATCGTGGTGACACGGTAGTACTAGAAGAAGATGAATTATCTGCTTTTTACGTCGTAATTGAGGTGAATTGGACCATTTATCACCCATTTAAGCCCTTTTTAGCCTCAAATGACGACGATTTAGTAGATATTCAGGTGAAATTAGCTATAAAAGATTACAAAAATACTAGTGAGAAATCTCACTAATAGGACCAAAAAATGAAGTTATATAGATACACAGGCGAATTCATAGCTAATGAATATGACAAAATCGATGGAATGGCATGTGCATACGTACCACTAGGAAATCCTGACAAGAGATGCAAGGCAACTGCCGTGTATAACAGGTGTGTTTCCGAACTAGCAGCGATGTATATCGATGAGGACGGGATCACCAGAAGACAAGCTAAAAAGCTAAGGGATGGATCAGTCGTAATAAAGGATGGTTTACTAGGACATGGGTATGGAGGTATGCACAGTCTTACATATAAAGACGGAAAGGCTGTTCAAAAGAATGGTCCGCATATGTACTGTCGTACACATGCAAAATTAGTACGCAAATTACAAGAGGAAGATGCTGAAACTACATATATGACAAACGAAGAAGCACAAGAAAGATGGACACAGAAAGATATCGATGAGATTAATATAGGCCCTTCCCTAAATCGAGAACAAGGAGAAAACGAGAAGGCGTTTGAAGAGCTAACAGGATTGCGCGCCCTTCGCTATACCGACAAGGAATATGAAGCTCAGAAAGCTGAGTACAAGAATATTGAATTTCTTAAAGTATTAGGGGATGACCCTGATTGGGAAATGCCTAGAGATGAAGATAAGCGAAAAGAATATATTAATAAAGCGCAAAATATAATACAGATGTCTGTATTAAAGAATCCACTCTTTGACCGATACGTTAAAAATAAAATCTCCCGGCTTGGAAAAAGCGGAAACAAAGAAATAGATGATGATCTCAATGAGAAAATAGAACGCGCGATAAACAAAGATGGAAAAATTGATTTCGATAAGATCCAACTTTTCACACCTCAGTACAAGCGCAACGCGCCTAATCGCGGAGTGGAAGATGCTCAAGCAGAGCGTCTAATAGCACAGTTTGCATTCGCAGCAAATGCCCAAGGATTTATAAATTCCTCCGGAGATGTATCTGGCGATACCGGAGATGCTGATGAAATGATTGCTCAGCAATATTCTCTGAGAACATCTGTAGATCTAAGGGATGCGGCAGTCTATTACTGGACGGACGAGATCTTTAACTTTGCCAATGAGATGCCTCTCCCTCCCCACAACATCACAGTGCTGCCACTGCAGCATCCTAACGGCATGTTCTTCTCATTCCAGAGCGCATACCAGATGAATCTTGAATGGAAGTCAGGAGAATTCGAGACGGCTATGGAAAAAATACAAGAGGCGTTAGTTCCTCCAGACGAACTCCCCCCAACCACACACAAACATGTAGGAGATCGTAACTGGATCTACATACGTGAAGCATTTGATAAAGACAAAAATTCCGTGATGGAGATATTCCATGATTTT